AAGAAATATACCGCTATTTGCGTCAAACTTTACCCCACCGCTCATTTTTCCAAAAAATCAAAACAAAACTTCTACCATTTTTCTACATCTTAATGTACACTAAGCACTGGGGTTGGTTTGTTCCGGCCTTTATTCTTCAACATGAAAGCAGGAAGCAATGAGTACAGAGGCATCAGATTCCGCCACCGCCAGTCCTTCCCCGATTTCACCGCATGAGCCGATTGTGGAGACGGCGACGGGGTCTAGGGGGATTCGGACACCGGAGCCACCGGCTGGTTATCGGTGGCTGATTCCGGGGGAGGACAAGATTGAGGCGACGGACATGACGTGGACTGGCCTCTCGATGGTGGATGGCGTGGCAACGAGGACATTGGAGCCGGTTTTTCACGCTCAGGCCGGGGCTAAATGTTATGTCTTTAACACATATTTGCGGCGGATCACTGTTGATGGCATGGGAGAGGACAGTGGCGAAGAGATTTTGATTCGTGAACTGAAGATTCGTTTGCAGAGCCAGACTCTGTCTCTCACGAAGCTGGCTCATTGGATGGAGATGGAGGAGATCAGGACTAGTTCAAAGGACTATTCCTCGGCACTGGTGATTTTGAATTCGATCCTCGATGCAAAGGACACGACGGCCAATGAGTAATCCGATTTTTACGCAGGAGGTGATGCACCTTGCGCATGAGATTTTGCAGCGGTACGAGGCAAAAAAACCGAAAACCGGCAAGGTGTTGACGAAATCTGGCCGAGTGCTGGCATCATCGATCATTGAGTTTTGTCAGATGGCGATACAGCGTCGATGGATTGGGTGGACGACTGACATTCAGTCGATTCCGATGACGGACTGTGAGTACGCAGTGGACTGGGACCGGATCTCTCGGGATCAGGAGCGAGCGGCGGCGCGTCGTCGGATGAAGGGTGAGGACGGGCGGGTGGCGTGTCCAGTGGGGCGTTTAGAGTTGAACAAGGTGGGTCGAGCGACTTTGAACTTGGGAAGTAGACCACGCAGTTCTGGCACGGCTCGCAGGGTGAATTCAAGTTTCAACAATTTCTCAAATCAGAACCAGAAGAAGTGAAACCATGAGTAGTAAAATGGCAAATTTTGCACAGTCACTGATTGCTGACCGAGAACTGCTGATTGCTGACCGGGATCGGTGGAAAGCATTGGTAGACCATCTTGAGCAAAAGTTGAGGGAATCTCAGGCAGCGGAGAAGAATTGTGACCGTCTGTTAGCTCCATCAGTGTTCAGTAATCCGCCTGATTTGGTTGCCAAGGCACTTGCGAACGGGAAGCCGGACACTTCTGCAAACCTGCAGTTAATCGTTGATGCTCTATGTGCTGTTGTTGACACCGGAAGGCCGATTAGCAAGACGGAATCTGTTTTAAAGTCGGATTCTTTGGCTTGCAGTCTTGCCGAGGCTGGTCTGAAAATGACGGCGATGTTATTGCGTAAGAACCGGGATTATGGTGGTTCGGCATACAAAAAGCCGGTGCTGGCTGCTGGGCTGTCGCCACTTGAGGCGATGTTGTGCCGGTTGTCTGACAAGGTGGCGAGGCTGAGTCGTCTGCTGTCTGGAGAAAAGGCGGCGGTCGAGTCGGAGTCGGTGGCTGACACGTTGATGGATCAGGCTGGTTACTGCATTCTGATCTGGAACTGGGTCACGCAATACATTGATGGGACATTGGATCTGGAGAAGACGCTGGAGCAGAAAAGCAAAGCGGCAGACAGTTGCAAAGCGGCAGACGATGCTTCAGGGGAGTTTACGCACCGTTCGTATCGAATTCGATACAATCCGCCTCCCGTCCCGTTTAGAGGATTTGACTGGGAATGGTGCCACATCGATTACGATGGACCAGAGGATAACAGAATCGGCAGGTCTTGCAGCTTGGAAGCTGCAAAAGAAGCAATTGACGATTTGGATGAATTTCACCCTGAAGGATAAAAACTATGAAAGTCTTAGAAAACACATTGGCAGTAGAGGTTGATCGATGGGATGATCCGGGTGATTACCCAAACAGCATAGCCTCTTCTCCATTACCAAGCTACGATTACGTTACAGGTCTGGAAGGTTACGTCAAGGTAAAACTTGACGTGGACGAACTTGACCTCAAGGACAGTGAACTGATTGACGTTTTGAAGGAAACAGGCGACTTGGACATTCCCTCGGGCATCGAAGTGACTGAATGGTCACTTACCCGACACGGGGAAGAAGTCGTTTTTGTGGCAGAGGACATCGATTGATTAACTACATTGGGCATCAGTCATGCTGCCTGAAGGGCTGCTGATGCAGGTGTCACCGAAGCAGTATCAGTTGCTGACCTGCCCCGCCGACTGGGTTTTGTTTGGCGGGGCAGCCGGTGGCGGCAAGTCTTATGGGCTAATGCTGGACATGCTGAGGCATGTGCAGGGGCCGCACACGCAGTCGCAGTATCGTGGTGCGATGTTCAGGCGGACGTATCCGCAATTGTCGCAGCCGAAGGGGCTGCTGGACACGACAAAAACGCTGTTTGGTGAGTGTGGGGCGAAGTTCAACCACACCAGAAGCGAACATTTGTTTCCGTCAGGGGCCAAAATCAGCCTGTTGACGCTGGAAAACGAGAAAAAAATCGAGGGATACCTCGGGGCGCAGTTCGATCAGTTGTGTATCGACGAAGCGAACCAGTTCAGTCAGAAAAACGTGTTGTTTTTGTGGGGTCGGTGTCGATCGGCGTGCGGGATCAGGCCGACATTGAGGATGAGTTCGAATCCGGATCATGATTCGTGGCTATTTTCGGTGGTGCAGTGGTATTTGGACGCAAGCGGGTATCCGGACCCGGCAAAATCCGGGAAAATCCGTCATTTCCGGGTGATTGACGAGCGTTTTGAGTGGTTTGACGCTCCGCAGGTCGATCCGAAGTCGGGCAAAATCGTTTCGAACAGTTTCAGTTTCATTCCGTCGAAGTTGTCGGACAATGAGTTTTTGATGCGGTCTGACCCGGAGTATGAGCAGCGGTTGTTGCAGCTGAGTGAGCAGGAGCGGGAGAGGTTCCTTGACGGCTGCTGGTTTGCGTCGAGCAAGACCGATACGGAGTGGAGCCGCGATTGTTTTTTTGATGTGATGGTGACTGAGGACGAATGGCCAACCCCGGAGCATCAGGCAGATTCGGTGCGGATGTTTGCGGTGGACCCTAGTAAGGGAAGAAAGACCAAGCAGGGGGACTTTAGCGCAATTACATGTTTGATGCAGATGTCTCCTAAGGGAGGCGGGTTAAAATATGTCGATTGTGACATGCAACGCAGGCCCCCCGGTCAGATTGTGGAGGATTTGTTTCAGTTCTGTGAGAGTCCGCTGCATCCGGTGACTTCGGGAGATTTAGTGGGGATTGAATCGACGGCTTTTCAGGAAGTGTTGCAGTCATTGGTGTACAAGTATGCTGCTGAGAATCCGGGGTACAGACTGAGCCGGTATTTGACGGCGGGCGGGTTTCTTGTGCCGATTCAGGACCACCTGAAGAAGGAGATCCGGATCAGGCGACTGGACGACCCGATCCGGAAGCGGCAGTTTCGGTTTCTGCGGAATCCCGGTACGACGCTGCTGGTGAGTCAGCTGAGGCAGTTCGACGGGGTGGATCGCGTGGGCCAGCATGACGACGGTCCGGACAGTCTGGACATGTGCCAGCAGTTGCCGCTGCAGTTGCAGCGGTGGTTCGATGAACAGAGAAAGCGGTGAGCGTGTGACGAAAGTGACAATTTATCAGGGGGAATCACTGGCGTCTTTGCAGAGGCTTCCGGATGCCAGTGTGGATTGTGTTGTGACAAGCCCTCCGTATTGGTTGCAGCGAGATTATGGTTTTGCTGAGCAGATCGGCCAGGAGCCGGATGTAAATGACTTTGTGGGTAAGCTGGTCACTGTTTTTGCCGAGGTTTATAGGGTATTGAAGTCTTCCGGCGTTTGTTGGGTGAATCTTGGCGACACTTACCATGAAGGCCGCCTGATGGGGGTGCCGTGGCGGGTGGCGTTTGCCATGGAGTCGACTGGCTGGATTTTGCGGCAGGATGTGATTTGGCACAAGCCGAACCCAATGCCGGAACCAGTAATGAGTCGGTGTGTCAAAGCTCACGAGTATGTGTTTTTGTTCAGTAAATCGCGGAAATACTTTTTTGACCATAAGGCGATTGCTGAGCCATCGGTCAAGAAAACATCTGGCAATTTGCAGAGAAAGTCGGCAGCGCAGCGGGGAATTGGCAAGTTTGATAATGGGACAACAAGCGGTGACGTGGCTGGTAGTGTGCCATGGAGCGGTGAGACCAGAAACAAGCGATCTGTGTGGACGATTGCTGGCCAGTCTGTCGAAGGGGCTCATTTTGCGACGATGCCGGAATCCTTGGCGGAAATCTGCATTAAGGCTGGCTGTCCTGAATCCGGATGCGTGCTGGATCCCTTTGCTGGCACTGGAACGACTGGCTACATGGCGTTTACGCAAGGCAAAAATTCGGTTCTGTGTGAAGGCAATCCTGAGTATGTGGACATGATCAAGGGCCGATTTACGAACAATATGTTTGCCGAAGTGAAACCATCCAATGACGAAAACCTGTCCCTCCTGCAGCCCACCTGACTGGGCAACAAACGTCTCAGAGACAAAATCGTGGGTCTGTCTACAGGGTCAGCATCTGCGGTGGCACTGGCGACTGTGGGGCGGTGCGATCTGGTGTGTGGACGCCGGTCCGGCTCGGTCCTGTTACGATAATTGGCGAGAATCTGCAAAAATGTTCGTCACTTCTGCACTGGAAGGGGTAGTTCTACAGATAGGTGATTGAGTGCCACAAAATCTGTGGCATTGCCACAAATCCTGTGGAATTCGCGCGCAAAGGTGTGTTTTTACGGCATATGTAACCTCGGGAGGGTGAATTATGGTGAAGTTGCCTGATTTGCGTGAACACGAAGTGGATGTTCTGAAAGAGATTGTGACTCAGATGGACCAGACTGGCGTCGAGTTCACGAACAGCCAGATCGACCTGAAAAGCCTGTACAAACGACTGAATCGGCTGCACAAGAGCAAGGACCAGTATGTCCGGTACATTGCTCAACTGGCGGCACTTGGCGATGCGGTATCAGCCTCCATTGACATGCGTCAGACCTGTTTGGCAAAGGCACACCGGCTGCATCAGGCAATTCTGTCGGATGTGGAGTGGGAAGCAGAGCAGATTGTGAAGTTCAAGACGTTCGTTCAGTTGCCGGCTGGTGAAATGGACGAAGAAGAAGAAACGGTGGCGGTAGAGATCGAGCAGATGGAGGGCCGCCGGGGACTGACGGACACTCGGTGGCGGTCCGGCTACCGGATCCGGGTGGTGCTGTTGTTTAGTGAACAGCATCCTGCGCCGGAACTGGAGTGGAAGATCGAACATGATCAGATGGATTTTGATCAGGTTCTGGTGCAGTCAGTGCAATCAGCGAGGAAATGGCTGCGGAATCGAGCCAAACGGAGACGCGACAGAGATGCCTGATTTTCCACAGCAGCCTGTGACCTGTTATTCTGAGCATTGCGGGAATGATGTTGCGGTGCTTAGAGAGGGGTTATGGTATGTCGAGATTATCCAGAACACGTCTTGGATCTGTGGGTAGCTTGCGTGGTGCGTCTACGCGAGATGAATTTGATTTGCCGCTCGATCTAACGACGGAACTGAAATCGAGCATGGAGCAGTTGTCGATCGCGATGTCTCGGGCTGCCCAATCAATCCTCGAGGACTTGGGGACCAGTTGTGGCGGATTGGCGTCTGGGGGGCTTGATGACCGGGACGTGTACGGGTCTGAAGATCCGTTTGAGAACGCCACGGTGGAAACGGTGCGGGACCTGATTGATCTGGGGAACCAACGATGGCGGACACCGTGGGGCGACAATGCGGCGACGAACCGGGCGTACTACAACGTGGACCGGGGCCACAAATATGTGGTGAAGCCTCAGCCGGATTCCGGGGCTGGTGCGGATGCCGTCCGGCGTGTTCAGCGGTGGCTTGATCAGTGGTGCGTTGACACAGGTTGGCAGGAGCGTCAATCCGAGGTGTCGATCCGGCTGGACCGGCACGGGGAGGTGTTCGATCTGCTGGTGTACGAGCCGTCAGGGATGCTGAGGCTGGGGTATGCGGAGCCTCAGGATTTGGAGGAGGACCCAAACAGTCAGTACCACTCGGCAGAAGATGGCAAAGAGTTTTGGGACTATTTAGGTGTTCGTCGAACAAATGACGTTCTGTTCCGGAAAACAGCGTATTTTGTGGACGGGACTGGTGACTCCAATGGCGTGTGGATAGGTGATTTGAACTATTACAAGGCTCCGGACCCATTTGCATTGGGCAATTTCGAGGCAAACAGCGCAGGGCTCAGGACGCTGATAAATTGCCGCCGACGGAATGTGTTATCGAGCGATCCACGGGGGCTGACGTTGTATTATCCGGTGCGGGATGAACTGGCGTGGGCAAAGCTATTGCTTAGTAACTTGATGCGTGTAAGTAGCTTTCAGGCAGCTTTTGGTGCGATTCGAGTTGTAAATTCTGCACATGGTGCAGACGCAGTCCGGCAATACGCCAGTTCGTCACAGGGGGGGGCGGTTGGCGAGACTCCTGATAAGATGAATTTTCCAAGTCCAGCGGTGGTGACGACTCCAAGCACGGTGAAGTATGAATTCCCTGACACAGGGGCAGGAAACAGCAACCACATCGAAGTGCTGACAGAGTTGCTGCGGGCATGCAGCAGCGGGATGAAACTCCCAGAATTTATGTTGACGGCCAATGTGAGTCAGGGGAACTTTGCCAGCACTCTGGTGAGCGAGGGTCCGTTTCACAAATCAATCCAAAAAATGCAGTATCAGTTGATTCAGGAGGATCTGCAGATTATCCGTCAGGCAATGATTTGGGCGGCTCGCAGCGGGAATTTTGAAATTTCTGAGTCAGATGTGCGATCGGTGATGGTGCATGTGAAACCACCGACAGTACAGACTAGAAACCGCAAAGAGGACTGGGATATTAGTTTTGAAGCGTGGAAATCTGGCAGAATTAGCGGTGCAACCCTAAACGCCACTCAGGGTTGGGACTACGAAGAGGAGCAGGAAAAGATTCGGCAGGAGCAGGAAAGCGAGCCCGGTCCTCCACTGGCCGAGCATCCGCAGCAGCCTCAGGTTCCGGGGCCTGAGCCGACCCGTCAGAGCGGCGGGATTCGGGAGCCCGGCGTGATGAACGGGGATCCGGCTCAGGGGCAGCGAGCAAGCCGACAGTAGAACGAGTTTTGGAAAACAGGTTGCGTTGCTTGTATAACACTGCGAGGGAGGTGGCGTATGTGTGCGTGCAACAAGGGACGGCGGAAACCCAAGCCGCCAGCGACTCCACCAGCTGGGGAGGCAAAATGAGCATTGAAGTCAATGAACACGAAGTGTGCGATGCGGTGGAAGCGGTTGACGCTGAAGCCGGTATCGTACGCGGAGTGAAGTTGCTGGGGCTTCGCAGCGGGAACCGGAATCCTGACGGCAGTGTTGGGCGGGTTTATGACACTGTAGGGGTTCAGGAGTCTGCGGCGAAGCTGTTTCCCGGCGCGAGAGTGTACATTGACCATCCGGAGAATCCGGGGGCGACTCGGAGGTATGCGGATGCATTTGGTGTGGTGGAAAATCACAGGTATGTTCCCGGCAAGGGGCATTTTGGGGATTTGCGATACAACACCAGCCATCGACTGGCGGCTCAGTTTGCTGAGGATGTGAAAAAGTTCCCTCGGGGGCTTGGGTTTTCAATTAACGCTGCAATTAAGCCAGCAAAAAGCAAGGCTGCAGACGGTTCGCTGGTGGTGGAAAGTCTTGAGTTTTTGCGAAGTGTGGACGTTGTGACCAGGCCGGCAACGGCTGTAGGTGTTTTTGAGCATACAGACCCGGCGGAAGCCGTGGCAGAAGGAGGACCGCAGGTGGACGTAAAACAACTCGAAACAATGCTGGAGACCATGAAGGTTGAGCAGGCGAAAACCAGCCAGGCTCTGGAGGCTGCGATGGCCGAAAATACACGACTGAAGGCTGATGCCGAGCAGGCAAAGATTGCCCAGCAGGTGACTGAGTCCTTTGGTAAGCTGTTGTCTGGCGGCGTGTTTGAGAGCGTGGACGACGCAAAGAAAACCGTGGCAGGCAAGTTTCGGCAGGATGCGATTGAGTGTGCGTGCCAGATGTCAGGTGATTTGCGGATGAAGTTCGAGCAGATGCTGAAGGATGCAGGACCGCTTTTCGTCGATGACGAAACTGATATTACGGCTGGTGCTGACGATGAAAAGCCAGCATTTGGCAACCGGGATGCTTCGGAGGGCGACGGGGACGGCGACGACGATGGCTGGAAGGCTCCGGCGATTGGGAAGCGGGCTGCTGGTGGTTATTCGGGGCTCCGGGTGAGCCTTGGCATGAAAAAGTGATCTGACCGACCGGGGGTTCCGGTTGTTGTGATTGGTGATCTCCGAGTCTGAGGAGTGTAAAGATGCCGCAATGTCTGGATAATATGTATCAGCAGGGGTATTACGGGGTTGATGTCGATGTCGAGTCGATGGCTATTCCGAATCCTGCTGTGGATGTCTGCCCTGGGGATTTTCTAGTGGCTGACACGTCGGTCGCTGGAGTGACCGAAGCTAAATTGCTGAGTGCCTACACATGGGACACCAATTTGGCGACCACTCGGACTGCAGCTAAGGCAGCTTTCCGTGGCGTGAGTGCTGGTGAGTACGGGACAGAGGACTGCATTGAACAGCAGGACTGTCTGCCGTACTGGCGGTACAACAGGGGTAACGGTTGGATGCGATCGTACTTGATTGTCGATGATTCTGGTGCGGCAGCCCCGACTACTTGGCATGCAGGTCAGTTGTTTACGTTTGCGAAGAACCCAAGCAGTAATGCTTTGGTAGACAGCAAGATCGTAAAGACCTCGGATGCGACTGTGGCGGTGTTTCGGGCTCCGAACGCCAGCGGGACTGAAGACCAGACCCGTGCTTACGTTGAATTTTACTGATCCGTTGGGTGTTTTGGGGCTTTACTTTTGTAGGGTGAACTACACCCAGTGGGGAGATTGAAATGCCGAATCGCAGAGTGACACAGAGAGTTCTGTCCGACTATCAGAAGTACGGTGGCAGGGTTCTTTCCGACCTTGATGAGATGCTTGAGTCTGGCGAAATGAAGGGTGCGGACCTTGATATCCCCACCATTCTGGAGCATGACTTTGGGCCAAATTGGCGTGGGAAGATCACTAACGGTGATCAGGAAGTTGTCGAGCAGACGATTACCAGCGGAACATTTAACAAAATGATTCCGAGGATTATTCGGACAACTCTGGCTGAACAGCCGAAAGAGCAATACTTGTTGCTCAATCGAGTGTTTCGCGAGACAAAGGGTGAGTGCGAGGATGGCTTTGAGGACCATGGAGTTTTCAGCGATCCACAGGTGGAAGACCTGTGCGAATTGCAGAAAGCTCCGCAGTTCGGCGTGGCAACGGATTTTATGACTCACCCCAAAGGCAAGATGCGGGGTCTGGGTCTGTCGTTCACTCGCGAAGCTCTTTGTCGCGATCCCGCCGGGTTCATTGCACAGCAAGTGCCAAAGATTGCGGACGCCCACAACAACCGCATCGAGGACCTGCTGCTGGACCTGTTCATTGGCTACACGAACACCTACAACCGCAGTGGTACGGATTACAACACCTACTATGCGGCTGATGGCAGCAGCACTCCTTTTGACAGTGGTGCTGGTGGTCCGTGGATCAACGCCCAGGCCAATGACTTCGTGTGCCCGGAAGACCTCGAGTTGATCCTGCAGTTGTTTGACGGTTTCCGAGACATGGTCCATGGCCGTCCGATCCCGGTCCCAAGTCAGGGGCTGACGGTCGTAACAAGCAAAAAGCAGGCGCGGTATATCAACCGTAAGCTTGCTGCAAGTCAGGTTGAGGAAGATGTGACCTGCAACAGCGGTCAAACTGTGAAGTATGTGCTGACTGGTGCGCAGGCAAACCAAATGGACTTTGGCGAGATTCTGGGCTACCAGCGATTTGTTGACCGAATCGTTCTGCGGTATGGTATTTCGGTTGCCGAAGCCGAAGGCTGGTGGTGGGTTGGTTCGATCAATGAGTTCCTGAGCTGGGTGACGAACATCGCCCCGTCAGTGACTCGGTGTCCGCTGGGTGCTGAAGAGTGCCAGCGGCGGATCGTGGCAAACTACAGCAGCCTGAGCAAGGGTTACGGTTATGTCCGGAACCCGTATCGGGCACTGATGCTGACACCTCCCGTGGACACCTGATCTGGTGTTCGGATAAAGCGTTCCCTCCCGAACGCGGACACGGTGTCGGAAACGGTGCCGTGTCCTTTTTTTGTTTGGAGTGTGGAATGCAGAACGGTAAAATTTGGGTTGCTCGAGTTCGTGGTGGTCCGACAAAGGTGTTGATTGCCGACAAGCCAGTCAATCGCCGCGAGGTTGAGAAGAAGTACATGGACAGTTTTGCCCATAATGCGTGCCGAGCCTTGAGTTCAGGGGACGATGACGCTTGGGTGCAGATGGATGTAGTAACTGAAGAAGAACTGACGACAAAGTATAGTCAGTTGTTGGTGGAGCATCCTGCGATAGGGCGGCCACTAGCTTTGATTCGCATACAGAACGGGGAATCCGATGGCATGCCTAACGTGCGAAGAACTCGACGCTCGGATTTGCAGTCTGGCGGAGGAGTTGGCGACGGCGAGCCAATGTCTGGGGGGGGTGACGGTCGAAGCCGGCGTCGAGTTCGACAACAGCGGTCAGCTGAAAGCGAAGCAGGCGGCGTTGAAGACGTATCAGGACCTGTGGACAGCTAAACGGTGCGGAGAGGCCAATGAGGGGCAACTCTACGAGTTCACGGCGGTGGCGTGCGTGACTCCGGGCAGTTGCCGGACGACGGGGTGTCGGGGCAGTCGCCAGAGTCTCAGGGGGTCTCGGAGATATCGTCGATGAGCAGCGGCACGGATCAGGCGTGTTGTGCAGACTTGACCTGCCAATGTGAGCATTGGCTGAGTCGATTTTGTGACTACGAAGCAGTGACTCATAGTTACTGCGGCGTGGAAACAGAATTTGAGTCAGCACGGTCTGTGGCAATGCCGACAGAGTCAATTCGGCCAGAAATGGGTGTAGAGCAGGCAGACCGTCTGTGGTTTGTGTCGCGTGCTGAACACGATGTGGAGAGTGGTGTTGGTGCTACGATTACGGCCTCGGACGGTTCTGTTTGGCAGGTCTACAATTCTGCTTATGTGAAAACATACTGCCTCTGGAAACTTTGGGGGCGGAATGTCGCAAAGTGTTTTGCACTGTTAGATCCGGTCGAGATCTGGCAGGTAGATCGATGTGAAGCAGAGTGTGCCGACGGTCGCGAGGAAAAACTGGTCGCGAGGGTTCGGGCGTCGATCGTCTCCGCAGGTGGCCGTCAGCAGATCAGGAATGACTCAGATGACATGGTGGTCGGTTACACAGCCAGGTTGGAATCGTGGCCAAAAAAGGCGGGCGAGCATCCGCAGCCGAATCACCAGCTGCGGGTGAAGGGTGTCGAGTACCGGGTGTTGAGTTTTGAGGATGGCGGGCGGTTTGTGCCGTTCACGATGTCGCTGGAGAAGGTTCAGTGATTACCGTCAGGATCGAAGACAACATTGACGCGGTGATGGACGAACTGCGGGACCGTGTCTGGCTGCTGCTCAACAGTGTGGCCAGTGAACTGGTCGAGGTGTACAAGAACGACTCGACAGGGCTCGGGCGAATTCAGTCGTTTCTGACGGAGGAGGGTCCGCCTCACAGTGCGCCGGGCGAGGTGCCGCACTACTACAACGGCCCTCGCCCCGGTGGCTATTCTTCGCCGGCTCCCGGCAGTGCAAAAAACAACGCACCGGGGAGCGGGTTTGCGGTGGATCAGGAAGCTCCGCTGTTTGAATTCATTGATTACACGATTACTGAACGCGGCTCTGGCACGATGCCGGAAGCTGGTGTAGGATTCAACCTGCAGACAAGTGACTCTGGGGCTCCGGCTCACGTCGTGAACCGCCAGAAGAATTATCTAATTGGCTGGGATATTGGTATTGGTGCGGCGGCATCCGGTGGTTCTCGAAGAACTCCAGGCCCTGGTGAGGTGATTGACCGAAAAACTGGTCAAATACGGAAACGAAGGACCAATGCGGGACGACCAAGGACATCTGCACCGAAGTCCACCGGCGGAGGCGGGAAAAGACCGTGGGTTCGTCCGCTGTACGATCAAGGTGTCCCACGATTGAAAGCTGCAATTTTGAGGACACTTAGTCAAATAAATCAGCCATTTGACCTGTTTTGACTTCGGGATGATTACTTATGATGAATCAGTATTTGGTCTACGGCTTGGGACCAGCAATTTATGTCGAGGCTGTGTCTCCCGAGGTTGCTGAGGCGATTGTGATTGCATCGGTGACGCCGCATCCGGATGTTTCGCTGTTGCTGACTCGGAGGGTTTACGAGGTGCCGTGTGCCTGATTGCTGCATCGAGGAAGCGTGGCTGCAGGCTCTGCGGGGCCTGAACTGCACTCCGATCCCGGAAAAGTCTCACTTTGCGGAGATTAGGACGGGTTCGGAAACGACTCCGTATGTGGTAGTAAATGTTGCCACGGTGTCGGGACTGCGAACATCGGACGGTGTTCAACTGGGCTACAGTGTCCGAATTGCGGGATACTTTGACAAGGACGCTGTGGCTGCGAAGCGGGAGTGGGCCGAACTGCTGATGACATATTTGACTGGTTCACGATGCTTGAGTCTTGGGAATTGTGGCTGTTTCTGTGTAACATCACTGGGAATCCTGCAAAGCACAGTTTCTCAGCAGTTGCTACAGGTTTCAATTGGTCTTACGGGTCGATACATGTCTGCCGGCGGATCTGAATCCGGCACTTGATGGGAGCTTAATTATGCCATTTTCTGCCGGTGAACTGTGTTGCGCAATGGATGCCTGTGTGTTGATTGACACTTCAAGCACCACGCCAGCGGCTTGGGATAAAATCCCGCATGTGACTGAAATCAGTTTCAATCTGCAGGCAAACACACCGAAACTTGTGACCAGCAGCACTGGAGGCCAGGAAACCAGCCTTTGCGGTACGCTGACTCAGTCTGGAACGCTGTCAGTTGCATGCCATAAGGGTACTGCCCCTGGCTTCCTGTTCCCGAATCAGGTTTACCATATTGCATGGTCAAGTGACTGTACGGTTCTTTGGAATTTCGTAAATTGCACTGTTAAGAATACTTTTGACGGCGACTACTTTGAAGCGTACATTCGCATTACGGCTTTGCCTGTGTCCTATAACATTTCAGGCAATCAGGCCACTGTGTACCAGTATGGCTTCGACATCGTGAGTTGGGTTCTGGGCCCTGATTCAAATATGGCTACACCAAAAGCCAATGTCACCGAAGGTTTTGTTTGCTGATCTAACGAGGGGGATGAACAATGCAGACAGTTTCTGTTGGCGAACAGGAACTGCTGATCAAGCCGGCACGTCTGATCAATTACGTCGAGAAAGTGAACTACATCCTTTCTCGGCGTCCGGGCGTGTGGGATTTGCTGAAGCAGTTGCCGAAGACGTTTCAGTCGGACACTTATCAGTCGTTCGTCCGTGAGGCGATGACCGTGGTGCATTCCACGGGGGCCACCGTATCCATTCAGGAAGAAGTCGATTTCGACAACAGCCTGCTTGGTTTTTACTGGACTATTTGGCGGTGCATGCCGTCTGAGCAGAAATCCAGTGTCGCGAAGAAGAAGACGTTTTTTGAGTCTGAGCAAAAAACGGCAGACATAGACCCGTCGATCGCTGGGATTCAGCGAGCGAAGGATCTGTGGGAGTTGGCGACGGACGATGAGAAACGGCAGATCCGACTGGCACTGATGGCAGCTGAGGCGAAGCCAAAAAACTCCGATGGCCCGCCGTCGAGCGAGACGACAGCGGGCCCGGAAAATCCGGTCTCTCAATGAAAATGAAGACGGCAGTCGGTGAGCCGGAAGGTGAGAAGGTCTCGTACTGCCGCTACATGTCTTTGGCTCTGGCCGTATGTGAAAAGAGGCATGTTTCGTTAGACTCTGCGCTGCAGATGACGCTGATTGAGGCGTACCAGGCACTGGGAGCAGAGGTCTATGTCTAGTGGTGGCGGCCCAACATTGATGGACGTGTTCGTCGGCGTGAAGCCCGACCCACAGTTCATGCAGCAGATTGAATCGAACTTTGGCGAAGCGAGAAACAAAATCCGCCAGATGTTTGAGGGCATCCAGACGGACGCCGGGCAGGCTGCTGCAAATGCGATGGTTTCGAGACTGCAGGAGATCAATCGACTGCTGCAGGACATGGAGGCTCGTGCTGATCGCCTAAGGCAGCAGGTTACGTCCACGGCGGCAGGGGTGCGACCGGGGGCTGCCTTGCCAGCATTGCCGGCTGCCGGACAACCGATTCCTGCTGGTGCAGTCAGTGTGCCGGTTGTTACTGGCGGTGGCCGGTCTCCCGTGGCAGTTCAGGCAGCAAATGACACCACAGAAATACAGAGGCTTATTGCTTCGCTTGATGAATTGCAGTTTGAGTTTCGCAAGGTCGACATCCTGCAGCCATTGGCAAAGCTGTCTCAGACATCCCAGAAAGATCTGCGAGATATTCGGGTCGAATTTCTCCAGCTGAAAAAGGATTTAGAGGACGGTGTTGACATAGGTCCTGACAGGGTTCCGAAACTTGAGAGTAAGATCGGGGTTCTTGGGCGTTTGGTGAACCAGCGGATGGAGGCTTTAGTCAATCCCGCAGGCGGCAATGAATCTGCGATCAATGATGCAGAGACTATAGTCAGGCGAGCGCAAGACAATCTGAAAGTCCGGCGCACAGAACTGCTGTCATCGCTGGCAGGCGTCAGCAGCGAAGATCGCCAGGCATTGCAGTTGCTGAACGCACAACTCGAACAGGCTGTGATAGCCTACAATCGCGCGAAGCGTGATTTCCAAAATG